TGGTACTGAAGTACTAGTTAAACTCATAAGGTTTGATTTGTCGGGAAAAGGTTGGGGGTAGTCAAAGAATCCCCCTACTCACAAGAAGGAGAAAGAAATGACTGTACTAAAAAAAGATTACGAAGCTGTATTTAAAGAAGGCTTCAAGCTTGGTACTAGACTAGCTAGGGCCAAGATAAATATGATGCGTGCTAATGATTCACGTATGATTAACGATGAACCCATGATGAAGCATTACCAAGAGTATGCTGATACATGGACGCAACTCGCTAAAAATTGTGGGCGTAAGTTTACACCGCCCGTGGCCCACTCACTAAGTCAACCATCAATTGACCTTGGTGACGTCGAGCTTTTGAATCACAAGTACGATGATAAACCAGAGGATGAAGATGGATATCAAGAAGTTCAAGTCGGTGGCAGTGGCAATTGACACCTACTTATTGTTAAAGAAACTTGCTGCATTGGATGACAGGTCAGCAGGTATGCAGATAACGTATTTAGTAAAACAAGAAGCGAAAAAGAGAAAAATAGATGCCAAAACTTAGTTTGATACAGCGTTTGACAGATGAGTTTTTTCGTTTACGACCTAAGGTTAGACGTGATCCACGGACCAAGGAACACTTGTTGGTTCAACACAGATACCGTAGGGTAGAAAATATATTAAGAAAAAGGTATGGTGATCTCTACGTTATGACTATTCTTAACGTAGGCACCATCATTATAGATGAGAAAGGAGAAGAACATGATATGTTTCAATTGCAAAGGGAATGGATATCTAAGGCTAAGCTGGGAAGGAGAACAAAGCATTGAACAATGCAAAGTATGTAACTCGCAGGGCGAAGTTAAGGAAGATGAACACTTTCACCAGTATTGGGACGACGGCGCAGGCAACCCTACCTACTACTACGGTCCGCCGCTTGACGCACAAGGAGATGAAGGCTTTAAAAACTACGAAATTTATCCAACCCTCGCCAGTATCGACAGTTGGTAAAGGTAAAGAACCACCTTTTTAGTTGCGTAAGTAGCGAATTTATACTATCTTTCCACTCGAGAAATATTTTTTCATTTTTCACTCCCGAGAAAGGGGCTACCTGATAAGATCAACGATCATTCTACGGTAGCCCCGTAAAAGGAAAGGACGTAAAATGGCTATTGAACGAGACATTAATAAGAAAAAGAAGGAGCGTGAGCCAGCTCAAAAGGCTACCCCTATGAAACCTTTTCGTAAAAGAGGACTTAGAAGCCCAACATATGGCAGAAGAAATCCACACAAAGATCACGGTGATAAGAAGCCAAGTTTAAAAACAAAAGCGTCCATCATAAAAGAAAAAGCTAAAAAAGGTCAGGGACTAGCTAGAGGTGGCATGGTTAAAAGTATTATTAAATTAATACCAGGATTTGCACCGACACCTAGATCAGGTACGATTAGCACGATAGACCCAGTAAAAAGAGCAGCATCACGATTTGTACAAAGGAGAAAACAATTAGGTGGAGCTAAAGCTCTTGATCCTGTTAAGAAAGCCATGGGTGGTCAAGCATCTGAATCGGTTGCTAGAAGTAGAGTTTTAGCTGATCAAAAAGCAAGAGATAGACAGAGATTAATGGATATGCTTGATAGACTTAAGAAAAAGCCAGGTGGTGCAGGTAAACCTAAAATAGTACCAAAGAAAAAGCCAAGAAAAGACCCAAAAACAGGTAAAAAATAATGTTAGGATTAGCAGTTAGAGGAGCAGGAATAGCTTTAAGAGGTATTGGTAAAGCTTTAAAACGTCAAAAAGATTTTCAAAAAAAGATGAAAAAGAAACATCCTATTTTAAAAAGTAAAAATATTGCTGCAATGCAAGGCGCAGGTACAGCTGCGTCAGCTATCACTGCAAAAGGATTAACCTCTAAATCAAATGGTGCTAGAAAAGCATTAGAAAAAAGAAAAAAGTATAGAACAGGTGGCAGATGAATCACGAAGAAATACTGAAGCAGAGGGACTTACTTGACACGATCCTCGCCTCACGGACCAACCAACTTGATCGGATTGAAAACATGAAAATTATGGACTCAATATATTTTAAGAAAAAATTACCCGAGAATGTGGTTTTATTTCCATTACAAAGGATAAAACGTTATGTACACAACACTACCAACAAGCCCGATAAGAACAGTAAAAAAGTGTAATAAATGCCCGAACTTCCATGTGGAGTTCTTTAACCCTAAATTTAATAGAACCTATACGCCAAACGAATGGGAACAAATTGTTACTGAAGGTAGAGAGGCATTGGACAAGGCACTACGATTAGTGCGTGATGATCCTAAGTTTTTTAGTTAAACACGCTTTTCTATAGATGTTTTCTACCAAGTAGTAATACATTTTATTTTATTAGACTACCAAGTTACAAGGTTACAAGGTTACATACAGCAGAATACTTACCTTTTTTGTAACTTACAAGTATATTTACAAGTTACAAGAAGTTACAAAATACAAAGAAAACTCGATTTTTGTAGGTTTTTAGGTAAAAATATATTATCTTGTAAAAAACATCTATTGAAATGAGTGAATTAGAAGAAGTCAAATTACCAGAAGCACTGTCAGATTTACTATTTGACAGAAACATAACTCAGAAACAACGTAAGTTTATATTATTGTTTGTCCATTCTGAGGGTTTGAAAACTGCCACACAATGTGCGATTGAAGCTGGGTATGCAGCTGGTTCCGCAAAAGTCAGAGCTTCAGAGTTGCAAAACCCAGATAGATATCCACTCGTTGCAAGAGCTATTGATGCAGAACGTAGAGCTTCTGTTGAAAGATACAAGTGTAGTCAGGAACGATCTTTATCTACATTGGCGAGAATTAGAGATGCAGCGTCAGCCGCTGGTAATTATAATGCTGCCGTAGCTGCAGAGACCAGGCGTGGTCAGATAGCTGGTTTGTATGTGGATAAGAAAGAGATTCTTACAGGCACTATCGATTCTATGTCCAGAGAAGAAGTTGAGAAAAAACTTCAAGATTTAAAAGAGCAGTATAGTATTGAAACTACGTTTGAAGAAGTAAAAGAACTAGAAAATAAATCTTGACTATCTAATTAGTTGGGAGTATATATTGTTCAGGGTGAAAGAGTGTTTGTTAAAATAGATCGATTAGCCCTACAAAAAGGAGAAAGTTATGCATATTGATAAATACGTAGTTAATAACATTGGTACAAAGTGGACTAAGGGTAAAGATAAGAAGAATTGTATACTAGATAGTCTTGATGGTACTGATGGCATTGAACTTAAAAAACTAGTTCCGTTATTAGAGCAGTGGTTTGAAACTGTTACTGGTGGTTGGTCTGATAAAAAAGTGGAGTTAATAATTAATGTTAAGGAGGAGGACAGATGAGTAGTTACAGAGAGGGACCGATGAGCCCTTTACAAATGTTAAAAACAGTTGCTGGTATTTGTAAGACTAACGGTAAAATTGATTGGTCAGCTAAATCACAGGGTTCACCAGAAATAGAATTTAATTTTATTGCCAATATGATTGATGCTTACGTGGCAGAACAAGATAAAGGTAGTGAGGGTGCTAATCAAGATGACTGAGGAGTTGTTTTGGAATCGTGTTGGTTGGTTGCGTCATGCAATGATTACAGCAGAGGATTTTGAGTTTCGTCTTTTGTGGTATTGGAAGCTACAAGAGTTGATGAGATTACAGCCGTGATTCAAATAGTGTTATTAATATTTCTAATACTCTTTGCTATGCACTGGAAAATAGCTTTGATCGTAATAGGTTTTTTATATTACTTTGGTTGGCCGTTTTGATCCCATAGCTCAGATGGTAGAGCAATTCACTTTTAATGAATGGGTCGCAAGTTCGAGCCTTGCTGGGATCACCACATGAAACCAGAATCTAAACTTTGGCAGTTGGTTAAGAAAAACATTACTTCCATCCACTGGACTAGATTAGAATCTTGGGCGATGCCTGGTGTTCCAGATGTTTACGGCATCCAGGACGGGATCAGCGTTTTTGTTGAGTTGAAAGTAACCAAGAGTAATAAGATAGGATTATCAGCCTTTCAAAAAAACTGGCTTTACAACCATTATTTGCAGGGTGGCAGAAGTTTCATTATGCTTCACCACCTCGGTCAGAGGTTACTGCATATCTTTCCAAGCTCCACTCTCCATTCCCCATTGTCCATCACCACTGAGCCCTGTTATAGGGTAGAGCTCCCAGCGTCCCAGGCAGCGTGGACTCAGGTGGCTGACCATCTCCTCCATTCCCCATTGGCAGAGGCCAATCCCCAAGTATAGTAATAGGGATCTTCGCCTTCCCTGGCAGCTGGTGCAGCTCACCAGGATCTCTATCTCCATTTCCATTGTCAACCGTTACTAACCGTTACATGTGTATAAGGGATAGGGGACGGCACACCCTCCTGGTAGAGTTGTGGAACAAAAGTTTGTTTTGCCCTTGACTATCGAATAAGATGGGACTATATTAGCTACATTAGAAAGGAAGAAACAATGACTGAAGCATTAAAGAAGGATTACCAGAAGACGTGCGCAGAGCGCATTGATGAACAGTGGAGACTGAGGCGAGAAGATCTCTCAGACCCTGAGTTTGAAGGCCTGGGCTTTGACTATGTAGAGCCACATACATTTACCGACCAATTGGAGGGATACTGGCGCTGGCAGTTCTCCTGGGGCGGGCCCAGCGATGAGCTGCGAGCATTCGTTAACGAGAACAAAGAGATCCATCGCCTTGAATATTGGTTCATGGACTGGATGGACGGTGCTAAGCTGGAGCTGCAACCAGGACCTGAGTGGCAGAGGATGTCAGAGATGATTGGAGTGGCATGATTCTGCTCATTACATTGCTTCTTGCATCGCATCACCCATACTTGGGTGCAGCGGTGCTGGCTGCGTACCTGGCGTGGACGTCACTGTGGTAGCACGGTGTCTCCACCTCCATTCCATTACGCAGAGCTTTTGGTTTAGGGTATATATAGGGATACACAGAAGTCCCCGCAGGAGTTACCAGAAGTTCGTGTGGAAAAAAAGATTTGACAAGTATAATTAAATGGGATATAAAGGGATAATTAACCAGAAAGACGAAAGGATAAAAAATGTCAAAAGCTGTTAATATATTAGAAGTGCTAGAAAAAGCACACCAAAGTCCTGCTAGTGTTAGCAAGATGAATAAAAGAGCAATCATAGATGCCTATGGTCGTGCCTTAACTATGAAGAAAGTATTAGACGACTTCATAAAAGTAAATCGTAATTTAATCATTGAAATGGGTATTGGGGAAAACGCAAACCTATTACATGGAAAGGATTACTCTATTCATGTTACGCAAAAACTTAGCGTTAAGATTGATACGAATCTCGTTAAA